ATTACAATAAGTACCCACAAGTACTCTGCTATAGCGGTTGAGAGCATTACAAAAGTACAAACAGATAGAGACATGTTACAATTATATGCAGGCAAAATGGGCTATGCCCTAGCTAAAGCAGTTGACAATAGTTTGTCAGCACTTGTGGCAAGTTTCTCACAAAACCTAGGTACTAAACCAGTAACGAATGACTATGCAAACTACCTACGAGCAATTCAGTATCTTGATGACGCTGACGCACCTGCTGACAGTAGATACTTTGTAATTTCACCTGCTGAAGAGGTAGGATTGCTGAAACAGGATGTATACATAAATAATGACTACAGCGCACTGCACGGCTCAGGCCGAAACACTGCACTGGAGTTTGCTTATGCTACGTCCTTCCTCGGCATTCCAACTTATAAATCAGTAGCAGTTAATGGTACTAACACAGCAGGTCACGACAATACTCTAATGCACAAAGAAGCGCTCGCACTAATAATGCAGATGAAACCTACCATGCACAGTATGTATGATATAGATTATTTTGCAGATAAAGTGGCTATAGAGCAACTCTATGGTGTGTCAGAAGTAAGAGATGACCACGGTGTTTGGATAAAAGGAGCTTAGATGGTAACGAAGAAGAGTGAAGCTACTGATAGTAGCGCAGATGTACTCGGAGTGATTCTAGAGAAACTGGGGGTTATGGAAGCTAAAATCGGCGCTATTGAAAATAGTGTTGAGGAAGCCTCTCAGCCCCCTCCTCTAACCGTAACAAAAGATAATCCTTATGCAAATAAGTCTGTTATAACAGATACTATATACCCTAATGCACCAAACCTATTTAAGACAGGTGATGTTGTTAGGATTAATGACAAAATTGAACTGGCTGAACTTATAATGCAGTGGGGTTCGGCGGATGTAGTAAGTAAGATAAGGGACTCTGGTCAGGGTATTCTTGGCAGTATAGTAGAATATACAACTACCAATCCTCGTACTGGAGAACCCCGATTTGAAGTGCATATCCCCGGTGTTGGAGAGGAGCAGGTATACTATAAGGATTTAGAGCTTGTCAGCAGTACCCGATAGCGGCCCTAAAATAGATGTTGGCAGAATACAAAGACATCTTAATGCCAACAAAGATAACCCTTATACAGTATTAGAGGGTAGTTGCCAACTACCTACAGATGCTAGTCAAGGTTTAAAAAAATCTCATATAAAAGGAACTACTAACAAATTCTTAGAAGCTATGGATAAGAAAGGATTTGCTTTAGCATCCAGATTGAGCCTCTTAGGGCCATTCCCGGCAGTTGAAATGGATAGTGATATCGTAATACTTGGGAAAGAAGAATGGCGAGTAAGAGGGGTATTTAAGAAAGATAAGCCTGAGTTTAGCAGAATAGAACTAGACCCAGCATTAGTCAAAGGAGACTAAAATGGCTAACCCGGTACAGAAAGTCCCAAGCCGTCAAAACCTGAGAAATACTTTAGGGTTGGCTAGGGAGTTTGGATTTTTAGAGTTTAATACACTAGACCAAACAGTCGTGTTTGACGACTTCCTTGGTGACGTACTAGATGTGGAATGGCAAACTGCTGATACAGGCAGTGGTAGTTCAGCGGATGCTGTAATATCTGCCGGTACAAACGGTACGATAGTAATGGTAACAGGTACAGCGGATAATGGATTTTCAGCAATCAGTAGAGAGTTGAACTTTCAAGGACAGCTAAACTGTGTTATGGCGGCACGAATTAAAGTAGATGATATAGCGGCTGTAAAAATGGAAGTTGGATTTACGGATGCACATGATGATGCAGGTGCTGTAAATACGATGGCGACATATGCCACCACTGCAACAGATTGGGTAGGATGGGTATTTGATACAGATGATACTGCATACTGGCAGGCAACTGGCGTAGATACTAATACAGAAGCTACGAAGATTGAACCTTCTATTGCTCCTGTAAACGATACGTATGAGACATTAATAGTGGCACTTGAAGATACAACTGCCCATTTCTTTAGGCTAGACGCAAATGGTTACCAGACTTATAGTTCAGCACCAATGACAGGTGCTTGCACAAAGGATGTTAACCTTACACCTTGGGTGTTTGTACAGTCAAGAGAAAGTAGTGACTCCAAGACATTAACAGTTGACTACATCAAGGCATGGCAGAGGAGAACAGCAAGCTAATGGCACACGAGATAATGTTTGCAAGTTCGTTAAGGGCGGCTGGCGCTCATACAAGTAATATTGTAGCTAGCTATACTACTAAAGGCGGTATATTTTATTTAGATATTACTGCTGAAGGTGGTACTGCGACTCTCGATGTCAAATTACAGGGACTAGACCAGATAAGTGGTGACTGGTTCGATTTAGCTGATAACGTAGTAGGTACAGGAGCTTACGCATTTGCACAGGCAAGCGCAGTAACAACTGGCCCTACAGTACTGGCTGTATACCCCGGCTTGACAGCAAGCGGTAATGCGGTTTGTACTGGAATATTACCTGCTGTATTTAGAGCGCATGCTACAGTAGCTGGGTCTTCAACCCCCACAATGACTTTTTCACTAGGTGTAGATTTAATAAAATAAGGGGGCCATATGGCTAATGAACTACGACACTCTGACGTAGGTACGGCCCTTTCTAAAAGCGAGTGGGAAGCTGTTGGTGCACATGTATTTAACAGCCAAGCGGCTGGAGATATCGTGTATGCCAGTACTACCACTCAGCTTACTAGGTTGGGTATAGGTACTGCTAATCAAGTACTGGCGACTAATAGTGGTGCGACTGCGCCCGAATGGGTGACAGGTGTTGCTTCGGCAACCCTTGCCGCAACAGTAACAGTTGTTGACTCTACAGATACTTCCTCGTACATCGCTATGTTTGATAGTGCTACAGGCTCATTAGCGGCGAAAACTGATGCTGGTATTACATACAATGCTGGCACAGGAATGCTCACCGCTACGGGCTTCACAGGGCCATTAACAGGGACACTACAGACAGCATCACAAACTAATATCACAGCAGTCGGTACAATTGCGACAGGTGTTTGGCAAGGTACTGCTATAGCTTCTGGCTATATAGCGGCTGATGCCATTACTGGCGCTAAGATTGCAGATAATGCAATTGACTCCGAACATTATACTGATGGGAGTATTGATAACGCACATATCGCAGACAATGCTATTGATTCTGAACACTATGCGGATGGAAGTATAGATAACGCCCATATAGCTGATGATGCTATAGATAGCGAACATTACGCCGCCGCTTCTATAGATTTCGCTCATATCCAGAATGTAGCGGCTAACTCAATTCTGGGTAGAAATGCTGATAGTTCTGGTGTATTGTCTGAAGTGGCGTTAACTACTACTCAGATTCTGATAGGGGACGGTACAGGTTTTACAGCGGCGGCATTGTCAAGTGATGTTACCATGACCAACGCAGGAGCGGTAACCATTGCTAACAATGCTGTAACGCTTGCTAAGATGGCAGGTGGTACTGACGGACAGATTATTACATACGATGCTAGTGGAGACCCAGTAGCGGTTGGGCCGGGCTCAGATGGACAAGTATTGACTAGCACTGGCGCTGGCTCACCCCCGGCATTTGAAGCTATTCCAACTGCAGGTACAGCGTCGGTAATCACGGTTGCGGACTCATCAAATACCTCGGCTTCTGTAGCATTCTTTGAATCCGCTACAGGCGATTTAGGGCCTAAGACAGACTCAGGGCTTACCTACAATGCTGGTACTGGTGTACTCACTGCTACAGGCTTTGCAGGCCCCTTAACAGGGACGGCAACAGTAGCGACGGCTGTAACTATTACAGACAACGAGAATGATGACGAAGATAATGCCATTATATTCGCCGCAGGTGGTGATGTAGATGGTGGAAACTTAGGACTAGAATCAGATGGTACTTTAACCTACAATCCAAGTACTGGTAAGGTTACAGCTACTGGATTTATAGGAACTTTAGCAGGTGCTGTAACTGGTAATGTTACAGGCAATACCAGTGGTAGTTCAGGAAGTACGACAGGAAATGCGGCAACGGCTACAGCATTAGCGACAGGGAGAACTATTGGTGGAGTGTCTTTCGATGGCACGGCAAATATCGCCGTAACTTTAGCGGCGACAGCGACAGCACTTGCATCCGCAAGAACTATTAATGGTGTCAGTTTTGATGGAACTGGAAATATTACGGTAACTGCGGCAGGTTCTACATTGAGTGACACAGTAACTGTGGCTAAAGGTGGTACAGGAGCAACTAGCCTCACAGATGGGGGAATATTATTAGGTTCTGGCACTAGCGCAGTAACAGCTATGTCTGTACTAGCCGATGGGGGAATAGTAGTAGGCGATGGTTCAACCGACCCAGTAGCACTGGCGGCATTCACTGGCTCTACTGGAACCTTAAAGCATGAAAGGGGTGGTATTGAAGCAGACATATCTGCTATTGCTAAAGGTGGTATAGTTGCTGGTTCTGGAACTGGTAGTATGGCTATACGAACTGTTGGCACTAACGACCAAGTCCTGACTGCTGATTCTTCTGAAGGTACTGGAGTGAAGTGGGCTGATGCAGGTGGTGGTGGTGGAACAATAGTAATAGATGATACAGACGGTACTCTATCTGTTGGTGAGGCTGTTGCTATAGATAGTAACGGTAATGCCGTAGAAATATCGGGATATGCCGAAGTTTACCATGACCTTACACAAATGGCTGATGTAACAAATGGAATCGCCGATTTTCGGGGTATGCAAGTTGTTCCAATAGCAGACGGCACAAACAGGGTTATGCGACTCTATTCGTTTAGTGGATGGAGTAACTATCTTGTAATACAGGTGGGAACATGGGTTAGTGCTACCAAAGAAATGACTTGGGGAATACCTCTGAGAACAGACAACCAAACAGACACTTTCGATGCTTATTATGATTCGGCTGAAGATGTAGTAGTTGTAGCTTACATAGATGGTGCTGACTCACAGAAAGGAAAATTCCTTGTTATTCAACCAACTGCTGGTGCTTATAATACAATCGTAACCTCAACTAGTGCCCCTGCTATTGCCCCTATAAGTTCAGCATTTGACCACGGAAACTTACATACTGGTGAACACTATGGTCTTCATATTGCTGAAGATGCTGTTAACGATAAAGTAATTGTAGCTTTTCCAAACGCAGATGATAATAGTGAGACTTACCTGATGGCTTTCACAATTAATCCTGATGATGGGGCAGACCCACATGAATGTGCGCTATACATAGATGAAACTTCAGCGACTACAAACGGTACTGCCGCTACTGGTTTTCAGATGGGCTTTGCACATGGAAAGGGTGTCCTTATATTCAATGATAATGGAGATAGTGAATATACCCACGCAAAAGGTTTTACAATTGATACAAGCGGTACACCTAGCTTTACACTATCGTCAACGGTTGAAGTGTTTGGTGCTAATCAGAAAGTAATGATGCACGCAGATATTGCGACTTCAAGAGACACACCAATAGTAAATCAACTATCTCATGATAGTGATAATGATGTATGGCTAGTTGCAGGGACTTGGCAAGATGGTGATAGTGATTATGTACCTGTTCTTGCTTCGTTTACTATTGGTACTAGGACAACAATAGGGCCGGGTGGTGGAAATACCATAACCGCTCTGGATACATTTAACATAGCCTCTGGGGAATCACCATTAAATACTCCTCCACTAGGGTCAGGTCATAAATTAACTATAGACACTACAATGAGTAGTTCTGCGGTTGAACTTACAGATGATTATGTCATAGCGGATGATGATTTTATGCCAACCATTGCATATGATGAAGACAGAAACTGTCATGTAATGGTCTTTATCGGTTATGGGCAACTTTATGAAGCTGATATGCACCAGTATATTGAAAGTAATTCGATTTTAAGATTTTCCACAGTAACTACCGCATCTGCAGGTACTGGAATAGCTGTAAGGCATACAGGAACTTATATGCCCCATATGCCAAGAGAAGGTGCTAGCACTAGCAGAATAGATTGGGGTCACTATGATTTCCACGCAACTGATGGTTACTCATGGCCCCGACTAGCTTACGATACCTCAAACAATGTAATGTTTCATACTACGGCGTTTCGATATATGCGAGAAGATGGTAATAATACTGCCCATAGTGACCAAAGAGGTATCCATATTGGTGCATTCCACGGAAGGACAACAGCGGCAGGTGGGGGTGCGGCAGATGATTTCACAAGAGACTTGGTATATGGCACAAGTAACATGAGTGAGTTTATTGGATTTAACACAGCGGCTGTTAGCTCAAATGATGACCCAGCTACCATAACAGTATCTGGCGGTCTTAATGAAAATCAAAGTAGTTTAACTGCAGGACACAGATATTTTGTAGGTGACGATGGAGTACTTAGGGCTAAACTGCCGGGTATGACAGAGAATTTATTTAGGGCCGGTGTAACAACAGCTACTACCAAATTACTGGTAGCAGGTGACCCAATGGAATTTACATAGGAGCATAACATGAAAGTTTTAACTATAAAAGGAACTAACCTAGCACAACAACTAATTGCTGATAAATTTAATCCTGTTATAACGCAGATAGATACTGTTGCATATAATAAAGATGGCAGTAAAGTTAGTGGTAAAGGGTCTACACTATCTATAAACGGTGAGGTAGTAGTACTAGCCCAACGCTCCGAATTGGAATTACATGATGATGTTCTTGAACAAAGAATCATTGGTAGTGGAGATTCGGCTATTGAGTATACCTGTCTAAAAGGTATAGATGTAAAAGAAGAAGACTTTGTACATGATGCGTATACATACGATGGGAGTACTTGGGCGGCAGTCTAATATATCTTATGTATATATTAGTGAAAATGAAAATAATAAATGAGATTTAGGCACAAAACGGCAGTCATTTTTAACATAGTTTTAGGGGGCTAGGCATGTTTAGTTTTATAAAAAAAGTATTCACAATTAAAGGGCTCACTCTGCCGACGGCTGGGCTGAAAATGCCTAACCTTAACGTCAGTATGCAAACCCCAACAGTCATGGGCTGGTCTACGACGCTTAGACTTTTCTGGCCCAAGATACAGTTTGATGGTGGTGCTGTCAAGATTGGTATAATGGCATCGTTCATCGGGCTGGCTATTGCAACAGGCGCATACTTCCTAGCGATAGAAGGCATAGAACAATCACCTACATATCCCGATGCGGCAGTCTATGATGTAGGACAAGATTATAGGTTGCAACAGAAGACAGTACACGTAGGCGCTAAGAATACTTTCCCTGACGATATGCCAACAGTCAACCGTGCAGTACAAACCCTTAACCTCGTGGTGAACGGCGCAAGGATAGACCAGCTAAACTTTGATACAATATCAATTGGTAAGGCTACTGGTCTTGAGAACGCAATCAAGGTTCATGGAGCCGCTAATGGCAACAATGCAACATTTGATGTAGCGTGTGATACTATTACGATTGATGGGTTAGAGGCTCCAACATTTAAGTTGGACAACTCAGAAATCCATGAGCTAATCATACAGGACAATGTGGCTGACGGACTGTCCGTGGGCTCTACACTAGCCAGTGTATCAGACATTGAGGTGGGCAGTACTCGTGGAGCCATAAACGTACCGTCTGCTAAAGACTCAACGTATGACCGAATAATTATCAACTCAGCTACTGCGAGTAGTATATGTAAAGACATGACGTTTAAAGATATTAAGGTGTTTGGTACGTATGCTGATGCTAACAGTGCCGCAACACCAGCCGTGTATTTATCATATATCAAGGCAGGTAAGTTAATAATTAAGAATAGTATTATAGGTGATGGTACTGGGATTGATGTTCCAAGTTTCATCATAGACCCAACAACTAAGGTAACTTCACTAACGGCTACGAATAACATTGAGCGACCAACCACCATCAAGTAAGACGGAGATTACTGGCGGACAGCTACTCATTGCTGTCATCTTTATGCCAGTGGTCGTGGTATGGTTGATACTGGCGGCACGTATTATATGGTCTGCCAGTTCTAACCCGGAGACATTGGATAATATTGAGGGTTTGTTGACAGCCCTAGCGGTACTAACAATACCTGTTAGTGCAGGGTTGGGTAAGGTATTTGAATCATTTAGTAAAGACTAGACAAAGTATTGGGGGTATGGTATAATAAGGTATGCCTAGTATAAGTGGACTTGACGATAAAATAGATGCTGTAATGGCATGCTCACAGACAACCTTGATTGCGAGCCTAGACGATAATGCTAGGACTAATCAACTAACTGAAGCAAGAGCATTGCTTGGTAATTTGCGTGGAGAAATGATTAGGTTCACCAACAATATAGAAACAAGAGAGCAAGCGGAGCGTAGAGTTATTGAGTACAGTATTAGGAATATTAGTCACAGTGATTGTGCTAGTTGTATGGCTCTCTCTGCCGCCCTCTGATATAGATAGAGATAAATGGGGGAGATAATGAAATTACGAAACGGAACGCTAACAGGACGAGGAGATATACCTCTTTCAATAAGCACAGACGAAGGCGATAGCCAAGGAATGACGGTGGCAGGTATACTAGAAGTAGCCTGTTATTACAAATCTAATCTGGATGCTCAAGCGGACGTCGCAGATTTGGCAACGATGAGAAAGCTAAATAAAATCCTAGACGCCGTAGAAAAGCCAGAATGTTGTATTGAAATAGATGAAGATAACTTTGAGTTCATCAAAGATTCTATTGAGAACATCGTTGTCCGTAGCTGGCCCATTCACGCACCACAGGTGATAGACCAACTTGATGAATACAAGTGTGACTCCGATAGTTGCGATAATTGCGATTGCGGCGATTGAACTATATGCTCTTTCGCTAGGAATTAATGGTCATCTAATGATGATGACTATGGGGCTGATAGCGCTTATAGCTGGTGTAAAATTAAAGGACTGGTGGGATAGTCGTGGCTAGAACTCGTACACAACTAAGACAGATGGTCGTTGACCAGCTTGAAGTACCTAAGATAACTGGCACTGCTGGCGGCAGTGGTAGCAGTACGAGTACGATGAGGGATAATGACCTTGAAAGGTTTGGCGACAATGATTTGATTGGCGCATGGTTATACTTCTCAAGCGGCTCCCCCACACACACCGACGTCCGAATAACCGACAACGTGCAAAGCACTGGGATAGTGACATACCGTCCTACCCAAGCCGCCGCACCTGACCTTCTAACATACGAAATACTACCTTACGAATCAGCCGCCATCCATACAGCCATCAACGAGGCGATGGACGAGCTATATGACTCAAATACACTGGTTAGGAATATCTGGCTCAACCACTGGTTGACTGGCAGTCCAGTATATAATTCTGGTTTTGAGTATTGGTCTAGCGCCAGTACTGTAGATGGCTGGACGGTTGCAACGACCACAGTGAGCCGTAGAAACTACGCTACCGACCATGTAGTACCCGGACAGAATTCGGCCCGCTTAGCGGCGGTGGGGACGCTTACTTTGGACGATAAGTATGCACAGTTCCTCCAAGACTTGAGCGGTGATACCTTAACACTGAGAGCATGGGTACGGACAGGTACTGGTAGTAACAGCAGAGCAAATCTATTGGTTGACGGCAGTGTCGTCGCAAGTACTGATTACCATTCTGGAGATGGACAATGGGAACTGGTGAGCGCTGATGGATATGGTGTCGCAGATACGGCAACGAAAATTGGAATACAGCTACAAAACTCGCAGGCGGCGACGGGCGATTTTGGGGCGGTCTGGCTGGAGGGCGGCACTAGGATACGTGAGTACCCTTTTCCCATTGGGTTGGCTCCCAATGGCCCTGATGCCGTGTATAGTTATCGTGTGGATATTAATGAAGGTAATAAAGTAAGTACGATTAATGCCCGGCGCATGAGCGGTGTCAGGTATAGTTTTAATAAGTATAAATATAGTACTGACGAGCTTGGTGTATTAGAGTTGCAAAGCACTCCAAGGAGTGGGCAGGTTCTAAGAATGCCAACGTCAGTACCTTTGACATTACCAAGCGCAGACGCTAGTAATATTGAAGTTAACAGGGTAGATAGCTTGCTGATTGCTAAGATGGCGGCAGGTAAGCTACTGATTAAAGACATGATGCACGGCCCGGCTACATTTAGACAGCGAGCATCTGAGAGGGCGAACATACTATTACAAGAGGTTAGGCAACTTGCTGAAGGCCGAGGGGCCACATCAGCCAATGCCGTACCTCTAACCCCAGCGTGGTAAATGAGAACTATAACATTACAGGACAAGGTTTCATCTCCTAACACTGAACTACGGCTTATAGTTGACGAGGAAGAGGGTGGTATTGAGCGGTGGCGTGAATACCGAGCGCCCAAACTACCTCCTCGCCGAACACAAGGCGCACTGACAGTATCAGAACAAGACCCACTTGTAGACTTTACATGGGCTCAGGATGATTGGTCAGGTGGAGCGCTACGCCCATACTACCGAGAAGGTGATAGACGTTATGCGTTGGCAAAGGGTATGGATGCCCGGTGGGAAGGTGTACTGTCGTTAGGCATGACACAGAGTGCCCCATTAGATTATCTAGTGCAGGGTATGGGTGCTGAACGTGCAAGTGATTTAACTAAGTGGACGAGTGTAGGCTCGACAGTTACACTGGCGCAAGAGAGTACTATAATTAATGATGAAGTTGATAAAGGTTCATACTCGTATAAGTTTACAGCAACAACTGTAGGAGGGGGCTCACCAGAGGCTAGTTATGTAAAGCAGAGCCTAGAAAACCCTACACTCTATCGGGGGAGGAAAGTTATTGTTGGGGTATGGATGTATATTACTACTATAGGTAGTGACCACCATCCTACAATAGCTATTTACGATGGGCAGGGCACGACTATAGGTACGCCTGTAGAAGATGTAACTGGCTATGCGACTGGGAAGTTTGTACATACCTCAGTCGAGCGTACTATAGATGCTAGTGCGACTGAAGTAACAATATACATTGGCGACTCAACAAATGCTAATGGCACTACGAGCCTAGTATATTACTTTGATACTATAAACATACAGGTCGATGACTCCGAACATGCTTGTGTAGGTATGGCAACAATGGGTAATATAATATACCACGCACAGGGGCCGATAGTAGCTAGATGGGACGAGAATAGAGACTGCTGGGATGCCGTGTATATACATACCAGTACTGCCGCCACAGATATAGTACATTTTGATAATAAAATTTATGTGGCATTTGGGTATAGTGCGGCATATATTTATGGTAGTCTGGTGGACTGGACTGTAAGTACATTGTCGAGTGCTATTAAGTATGCTAAGTATTTTGCCGTGGCTCGGAACAATGCAGGCAACCTAGCATTATGGAAGACTGAAACAGTCAACACTCTCAAGTCTGCTACATCCGCTATTAACGGTGGTAGTTTCTCAAGTGCATATACAATAGGCTCAGAGGATAGACCCATCACAGGATTATTCTCGGCATTCGATACGATACTGGTCGGCAAGGAGGATGGGCTGTGGCAGTATAATAGAACATATGCAGGTACATCTACGGCTGAGAATGCTTTTGCCCCAATATCTACTGAGTGGGATAAGGGTGTTCATAAAGCTAACTTCGCTAATGGTGTAGAGTGGCACGGCTTCTTCTATACTACAGCATCCACACAGTCTATCATACGATGGGCTCCGGGCCAGATACAAGACATTACCAGCCTGTTCGTAGCCCCCAGAATACCGGGCTATGGTGGTGAGATTAAGGCATTGGCGGCGAGCCCACACGAGATGTGGATTGCGGCTGACATACCTGAGTCTGCTGAAGCTGGTGTATTTGGAGATTTTCCGATACCAATTGCTGGAGCATCTCAAAATACTATTAAACTCATATCTCTAAGACAAGACTCCAGTGGGCAGTTCAACGTACATACTCTTGATGAAGTAGAGTTTGGAGAAGTGAATGACCTCATGGTCTATAACGACACTACATCTGATACGAGGTATCTAGTTGCGGCTGGTAAGGTGACTGGTGGGGGTACTGAGGAAGAACATGCCAGAACGTATAGGTGGACACTACCTACTAGGTCTGCCGCCCCATACATTGATGCAGGTACTGTGGTGGCGTCGTCTGGTACGTTTGATACATCTATCTGGCACGGTGGTGTGCCGGGTACTAGTAAGGCATTTTTGAAGGCGGTGTTCTGGGTGGAGAACATAGGGGGTGCTGGAAGTGAAACCTTAACAGTAAGGTATGGTTTGGATGGTGAAGATAGTACGACCTACACGTTAGGTACATTGTCTTCTACTGATAGAGTACAGACATTATACTTTAGCGACGCTACTGTTAGTGAGGGTGGGGCAGATATAAACCCACTCACGCAGGCAACTGGGCGTTCAATACAGTTAAGATTCCTTCTCTCAACCTCAGCACCTGCTGATAAAGACCGACCAAAGATATTCGCCTTTGAAGTACACAGCACTTTGAGGCCGCCCAAGCTGAAAACGTGGGAAGTATTTGTGAGGGTCGGTGAGGACATGATACAGGAGACCGGGTATTATGACCCGGTATCAAAGACCAAGCAACTCACAGACCTTGACACGCTTGAAGACCAAGTATATCCAATATACTTTAAGCATACCTACGATGGACATGCCGGGTTTGATGAGGAGAGTAGTACGTCAGCGCAGATTGTTGATAGGGAGAGAGTGTCTGTTGGGGATGAGTTTGAGATACATAGATTAATATTACAGGAGACAGATACCAGTGCCTAAAGTTGGAAAGAAACACTACCCATACACTAAGAAAGGTAAGACGGCGGCTAAGAAAGCCGCCAAGCGCACAGGCAAACCCATGCGCAAGGCTAAATACTAGCTAGGGAATTGTATGTCGTGCATGCTGTCTAGTATAGCTACTACGGCATCGTCAACACTCTTGTACAGCTCATCGCCCTCAGTTTCAGTTATAACTTGCCCGTCATATAAGGTTGTCTTAAAATTGTCGTTCTCCCCATTGACCACGGATATAACTAGCTGAGCAACACCGGGATGCTGGTGGAACATTCCACACGGCGTCCCAGCTATGCCTCCTCGTACCTTTGCCAGATATATACCACAGTTGGGGCAGTGGTTATCCTTTAAAATTTTCATGTTTCTTAAAATATTTCCTCGGTATAAAGTACTGTACTCCGTAGCCCCAGTCGGCCTCAAAGTCAGCCCAAGTGTCTATCTCTTCTAGGTCTATAGTATACAGTATATCTTCCTGTTTGTCCAGTATTTCTAGCATGTGTACACCACGTACTGCAAGGCTATCCCAGATTGCCGCATCCATACCCCAAGCGTCCCACTTTCTAAACAGGTGTTTGCTCTTTCGGACGTACTTGCGTAGGGTATCGTCACTAACTGTGCCCCATACCTGCCCGTCAACTACTACCTTTTCTTCTGATGCTATCATCCTCTCTCCTCAGTATTAATAAATGTTTCCAATGTTCGTCTGCCTTAGCCCACAACCCACTATCCCAGTACTCTCGGAATAGTATTTGGTGCTTGGCGATGGCATCCCTTAAAATTTGTACGGCGTCATCTCTGACCATACCTTACCTACCTCCGGTTCAATCGGGAAAGAGATTGGCATAACATCGTCTAGCATTGTCTGTGTCAACTCTATTACGCTGTCAAGCTGGTCTTCCCGAACTTCTAATATAACTTCGTCATGCACTTGTAACAGTAGGTGCGCATCCAACCCACACTCGTGAATACCATCCCACAACTTTCGCATCGCTATCTTAATACAACTTGCGGCTGGCCCCTGTATGTGGAAGTTAATGGCCTCACGTATTGCCGCTTCTCTCTGGTGTTGTGCCGCAGAGTATATACCGGGGAACCATCGTATCCTACCAAAGTAGTCACGAGCATACCCCTTCTCTCTAATCTCAAAGTACACGTTGTTCTTGAAATGTGTCAGCCCTGAGTAGCGTTCAGAGACTTTCTTGTAACCGCTGAGGCTCTGCTCCATGCTGAGGCGAGGGTCAATCTCCTTCAGCTTGCCTGCCCCTGCGCCGTATACCAAGGCTAGGAAGAATGTCTTAGCAGTGTGCCACTCCTGTTCATCCACGCCCTTCACAATCTCTCTGCCATAAATATCCTCACCTATCAAGGCATACGGTGTTAGCCCCTGCTCAAAGTCAGCCGTCAGTGTGGGCTCAGGTGCTACCAGCCCTGCAATCCTCGGCTCCTGCTGTCCAACGTCGGCGGCTACAAGAACATATCCCGGTCTAGCCACCAAACACCCTCGCACCATTCTCCCGTACTCCTCATATTCCGCTCCTTTGCCCCTACCGTGATGCGGTATCTGTTGCAGGTTCGGCGTGGAGCAGGATAGTCTCCCCGTGGCTGGAGCAGACCCAGACGTATCAGAAGACTCTTCATAGTAACCCCCTTGGTTAAAGTTAGGGTGTAGCGCACCGTCCCACCCACTTAATTCTTTAAATTTCTTAGGAAACGCACCCAGTTTTCGGAACATTTTGAAGTCTAGTATGGCATTGAGTGTGTCCTCGTGCCAGCCTTCCAGACTCCTAAGCGTGTTCTCGTCAGTGCATAGCAACCCCTTACCATCGGTGCGTTTGGTAATAGGCGCTCCACTCTCCTCAAGCCAGCGAGCAAGCTGGTCACCACTCCCGATGTTTACCTCAATGGGTATCTCGTAGTGTGCCCTACACTCTGCCTCGTCTTGCTTCTCTTTGAAATACTCTATGGCCTTGTCCACTGCCTCCGGGCTGACCATTACCCCTCTCCTTTCCATATCCGACAACACAGGTACAAGCGGCATCTCAACATTATTATACACATCTTCCAGTACGTACTCCCTTAGTCTCGTGACTAACGCATCCCACAACTGTAAGGTGTTATCTGCATCTGCCGCCGCATACGGTAGTATCTCCTCAGCAGTCAACTCACTCATATCCTTACCGCCAGTCACCTCGGAGTAGGTGATAGGCTTAATGCCCAGTTCTTGCACGGCAAGGTCTTTAAGATGTGTTGACGGCAAGCCGAGGAGGTATGCCGCAATCTTTGTGTCTTGGAAATTGGTGAGGGTGATGTCGTTGTTCTTCAGATGAGTATACTCAAATTTAGAGTTATGACATATGACCTCTTGGTTAGGGTCTTCCAGTA